TTCTTTTTACTTTCAAAGAAACCCAAATTCTTTTCATAGAACTCTTTTTGTTCTTCATATATCGGATGATTCTCTACTCTTGGATCCAATCCAACATAATGTTCGGTGCAAGATGCTGCATAAAAACCAGCAAGTCTGTCACCCCAACCCATAGAAAAGTCCAATACATTCTTTGCACCTAACATTTCGTATAGAACTTTAGCAACATTTGGTTTGAATTGTGAACAGATATATTTACGAAGTCCTAACATCGTTCTTAATTCTGATTTACCAAGTGTTTCCATCTTGAGCGAATACATAGAACCCATTAGTGATTTCATAAACTTATGGTTAGACCATGTTCTAGCAGGACCTGGCGAAACTGACGCATCAACTTCCCAACGATTCTTTTGTTGGAAATAATTTGATGCATCATTGCCAGTATTCAAACGACTGAAATATAACTGTTTTCCCTGATATGTCAAAGCATATTTTGGTTCCGATGCCTTTCTTGGAAACCACTCGCCTTCTTTTAACAGTTCGTTCCAACGAATACCTTTGAGTTTTAGAAACTCTCGTTGTGCATCGTCAATAGTAATTTCAGCATACGGTAAAGGATATGTCATTGCTATTTCAGCAAGACGATCCTTTACGTATTCTTTATCGAAGTTTTCTTTTATGTATGTTATTTGTTCAGCAGTTATTGTAAGATACGGTTCCATACCGTAAAATTGTTGGAAGTAATCTTGATCCACGAAACACCATTTTAATCTGTTGTATAAAAATTCCCCACACGGTCTCTAAGATTGTATACTATTTGATATTTCTTAATAAATTCATCTTGTGTATATGGAGTTGGTTCCTGATTTTCAAGAACAATATATCCATTAGGAAAACATTGTTTACTAGATGAAAATGTTATTACATATTTGTTATCAAAATTCTCATTTCTTCCGATAATACAATCCCATTTATCAAGCGCTTCGTTTGCAGATTTTTCACTACCGTCAAAGTGAAAGGCACTTAATTTGTTTCTAACGGGTTCAACCATAATAAAATCCATAACAATCATTTCCTCATAAGTTTTTTCTTAAAATCTTTTAACCAATCTGAATCATTTTCGTTTTCACGTATATCCCAATAAGTTTTTCCATCCTTAGCCATTGTCCAATTATCAGATATTTCATCTTCTATTGGCATTAGAATTTCTTGTAATGAATCCAAATCACCATGAGTTGCTGCAATATGATCCTTTATCTGTTTCCTACTCTTTCTGTGAGTGTGAACTTTATCATATTTTTCCGAAGAACCTGTGTTGCCTACTATTGGATTTTTTCTGTATGACCGGCTCATAACAAAACCTTTAAGTTAAAAATTAAATATCAATATCTCTCCAATCACCAGTTGCAATCGTCTTTGTTGCCCATTTTCCCATTATGTTTGCATGTTGAAAGTAATTGTCTTCTATTACGGTTTCAAGTAATGTATTTTCAAACATAAAAGGTCTACCTGCAACTTTTGTCATAAATTCACCACCCTGTCCCATATTCCTATCGTTATATCTTTTCTCCTTACCGTATCCAGGAAAGGATTCTGGACAATTATTAGTTCCAATCAGTATAGAACCTTTGCCACCTTTTGGTATGAATAAAATAGAATCTTGATCATACATTCCACCAAGAGCAACTAAATCATCCCGAAGACGACCTGTATCTTTTGCATCAACAACAAAATAAACATTTTCTCTAACTTCCCTTGCGTTTGGAGTTCCAAAATTTTCAATATATGCACCATGAACTGCTGTTGCAAGATACCCTTTCATTTGTAAATTGGCATACAGTTGTCTGTTTCTTTTTTGATTATCCACCTTTGTGTATGGTGTATCTTCTGGACCAGCACAGCCGGTCATAGATCTAAATGCGGTTATAGTTCCACAGTCATGTTCTTCCATGTGCTTTGTCAAACGAGAAAGTCCGCTCTCATTTAATTGTTTATCTGGTAATAGATGTTTTAACTTTGCCATAATTTCTCTCGGTTATGAAAATCATTTTACTATAAATATACAAATCATTTTTTATCAGTTGAACCAAATCCACCTTGACCTCTATTACTATCAGACAGTTCTTGAACTTCTTCAAAATGAATCGTTGGATATGGAAGAATTATCAGCTGAGCAACTTTGTCACCAACAACTGGAATATGATTCTCAACATAAGTTTCATGTGTTGGTTTTTCAAATCTAACGAGTATTTCACCACGATAATTTGAATCAATAACTCCAACTGAATTTTTTAGAGAAACACCCGATGGTGCCTTTGTAATTGAACTTCTTGGGAAAAGAAGACCAACATGACCAGTTGGAATTTCTACGGCGATACCTGTTCCATATTCCATAAATGTATCAGTAAATCTAAATGATGTTGCAGTTAAATCCAAACCGGCATCACCATCTTGTGCATATCGTGGTGTTACTGCCTCAGGTACTAATTTACGAAATTTTACTGTCAAATCCAAATCATTTTTGTAATTTAATTTGTAATTGGGAAACCATTTGCCAACTAAACTCATTTTATCCTCCTACATTCCAAAATAAAGCATCATCTGATGCGTGTTCTTTAATAAATGACCAAACTTTTGAATCGTAATAGTCCGAAGATGGAAACGGTGGTTTCTCTGAGGGTTTACATTTTTGTGTGAATTTATACTTTGATACGAAAATATCTGCCCTACCCCGTTCTCTATCAGTAGTATTGTGACCAACACGAACACCATATACTTTTGCATCCGGCCATGCCTTCTGTAATCCCCTTGACAGAACACCTGAACTTATACATGACCAAACTTCTTTTGGTTGTATTGGAAGTGAACTGGCAATTCTAGCAACTTCATCAATAACAACAGGATGGTCAAGACCAAATGGTAATAATTGTGTACCCGGTGTTTCTACTGCATACTTTTTTGCAACGTGCTGAATGTGTGTAAGAAATCCCATTGGAACTTCTATAATGTTTGCACCAATAGAAATTGCTTCGACTGTTAATGGTAGATGTTTTCCTTTCGGAATGATAACGGTTGCTTTCAATCTCAAGTCTCTACACGCATAAGCGAGTGCAACTTGAGCATAGCCAACTCTTGGTGATGCATAAACCCACTCTTTCACATGAGATTGTGATTGAAGATAACGATATAAAAATCTTCTCTTTGTTCCACCTGGAATTAAGTCATCACGCACTACCCAAATGTTATCATGTTTTTCAACTACAACATCGGGCAAAGTTATCGTGACATCTTTCGTATTATATTGAAAGAAGTCTGACATAAATCACCTTACAGACTATCGATAAGACTTTGATAGTAAGATTTTGGTTGAACTCCAATAACAGTCTGAACTACTAAACCGTTTTTTTCAAATACTATTGTTGGAACCGCACGAACACCATATTCTTGTGCTATGCCAATGTTATCATCAATATCAATTATTTGATAGCCAACTGTTGGATTTTGGGAACTCAACTCTCTCATAATAGGAGACAGTTGCTTACATGGTTGGCACCATGTTGCAGTGAAATGTTTAATTCTAATCATAACTTATATTAATTGTTCGTTGAAAAACTTGATTCAAATATACACATTTTTTTAATAATAGACAAGCAAAAAATTACTTACCTAGTTTTATTTTTATGAAAATATCATCATCATAAGATTTTTTAACAGGACTACTCAATTTAGCAACAGCAAGTAAATTCTTTGAATCATCGTAAAGACCAATTGAGGTTAGATATGTAACTGGCTGAGTGGCAAAACAATTATACTTTAACTGATAATCTTCATAAATTTTCAAAGCAGTTGGATTGTTTGAATAATTTGCTTCCGTGTATGGCAATCTAACATAATAATAATTGGTTCCATAATGTTTTATTCTACGACTTTTCATGGATTGACCAGCTGCCGCTGCACCACTTATAGAAGTAAACAACTTAAATGCATTATCACCTGCAATATTACTTCCTGTTACAGTATTAAAAGATAAATATTCATTTAATTGTGTTGAGTTCAAAACAACCAATCCTTGAGCAGGATAAACTTTTCCATATGTTGTCAAGTTTGTATTTGTTATTATACTACCAGTTCCACTATTATGTATTCCATTGTCTAAACTTCCACTAACTAAATCGTATGATGCATAAGGATCCTCAACACAATATGTATCATTCACATATATTGAATTATCAACCAATGAAAGTATACGTGGATTTGATCCAGAAACTTTAACATTACTTCCTGTATGTACATCATTATTAAAATAACTTCCTGATAATTGTGCCAAATTTAATTCAAAATTACCAATATCTAATCTATCACCGAAATGATGTCTATTGAATTTAATAACATATACATCGTTTGGAATATCAATTATACCAGTATTAAATGATACAAATCCGGGAGAAGATTCATCTAATGCCATTAATCTATATTGAGTATAAATACCTTTAGTTAATGACTTATTATTATTTTCTGAATCAAATAAAGATCCTGAACCGTTGTTGTCACCATACCATACGGAGAAATACGGTTTAGATTTATCACAATCATTGCAACCGACTATCTCATAATAGTAATTTTTTAATGAAGCAGTTTGAAACGAACTTGTTGAATAACAATCAACATATTCTTGTGAATTGAATAAACCTTTTGTTTCAGTTTCAATGTGACCCTTTATCATATCATTTTCTGCAAATGAATGGTATATGTAAGTATCTCTATCTTCAAAATCAACACTCTTACATTTTGATATTTTTATAGTCTTATCTCTCATGTATGGAGAAACTCCAGGCGGTTCGGGCATATCAAACACTCTTTTATTTTTATCAGCTGCATGTGCATACATTTTAAAAATATCTTCACGTATACCACCCCTACAAATTGTATAAAAATTTGCAGTTGTTATTTCCCTACAACCACAATTCGGCACATCAGTTTGTATTGGATCATTCTCGACTACTATATCCAAACATTCACAATCTGGTAAAGAATTATTTAATGACTGACCTTCCCAATCTATTATAGTTTTTACAACAGTTTCAGTTGTTGTTCTATATTGCATAACAACTTCACCTGTTTTAGGATCAACAAGACATGGTTGTTGTCTTTGCCATTGTATTTCGTATTCCTCATTTATAGCATATTCTGTTCGTAATCCCTCATAACAATCTCTATACGGAACTGGCTCTAATTTGCGAACATCAAGTGTCATTCGTAATCCAATTGGCAGTTCTTGGTCTGTTGATGCTGGAAATCTTTCGTATTTTTTTTCATCTATGAGTTTTACGGAAATATTTTTTATTCCAGTTTTTGCAGTAAATGTAATGTCATTTTGTATTGCATAATTTACAGTTTCTACATTAGGTTCTATGATTTGAAATAAACCTTTTGCATAGTTTCCGTCAATCATTAGTCCAGTTTGAAATTGTTTTATTTCTTCTGCAAGTAAATTTATTCTTGATGGTGTATTTGAGTATATCATTTCGGCAGTAGTTGGGGCACCGTTAGAGTTTAGATACGTTAATTTTCCATCTATTTCAACCCTAACATGACATTCTCCACCGTTTATGAAATATAACAGTGGTTGTCTCCAAGGACCAAGTGGATTTGCTGAAATCAAACCGTTGGTTGTTGGATCAGCAATGTTATACTTGGCAACACGTTCTAATGTATCAAACCAGGTATACTCTGGTCTTATTACTTTTTCGGATTGTGTTACAACATAAGTTTTATTATTGACTTTATTATTCAATACTCCAGTGTCTAAAATAGTTTGAGTATTGAATTCATTTATTTTATATGTCCATGGATTGGTTCTCGTGTCATACCATTCAACTGTAACAAAAAGATTTTTATACGGTGTTGTGCCCTTTATCCATATAAGATTTTGGTTATCTATTCTGTAACTTATTCCTTCTTTTAAATAAACACGTCTATCTAAATCTAAAATTGAAATTGATTTTATTTTGGATTGGGGAATCATAAATTCCGCACCATCGAGTGCAGGATTCAAGTCACCAACACCATCGCCCAATAATTTTTGATTTTTTTTATCATATTTGAAAGGAAGTCTGTATTTGTTGTATAGAATCAACCTTCCCGATATACTAGATTGTTTGAATTTTCTACTAATCTCCACCCAAGGAATGCCATCACATGGAGATATTCCTGATGGATTTCTCGGTGGAGTAGGTGATGGAGGTAAAGACGATGACGTTGTTGGAGTTTGTTGTGGTACACGAGAATTATCTACTATTACATCTTCGTCTTCAATAGGAATACCATTTTCACCAATTAAACGTGGACCAAGACCCTGTTGCTGAATTAAAATCAATTGCTTGGTCATAAAATCTAATTGATCAAAAGGTACATTTGCATTGTAGTTTACCTTTGGAATGTTGTTACCATAAACTTTATCCATATATGGAACATTACCATCTACATTTTTCTGCAAAGTTTCTTGTGTGTATTCTATACCATCTACTATAACCGTTTTAAGTGCCATTTAAAATTTTCCACTATTCTTAAAATACAAAGATTAGGACATGGATTGTATTACTGCACCATATTCTTTTGATTTAAATTTCTCTTTAACCATATCCATCAGACACTTTTCAACCTCTTTCTTATATTGTTCAATGAAATATGGAGTGCCTTCTTCTGCCTTTTCGATTTCTTTAATAGCTTCCAATTTATTAACACATTTTTTTTCACCAACAAGTTTTGCCAATTCTATAAGTGCCTGTGTTTTATCACCTTTTTCTTCTATTGCAGTCTCAATCTTTTTAAGTGCAGTTTTTACTTTTTTATCCAATCCTTCGTCTACCTCACGAATCATTTTCAATACTTTTCCTGCTTCTTGTAAAAGTTGTTTTCTAGATGAAATACTCATCGTTTCCTCCGATTATTTACGGGATAATAAAAAATAAAGTCCAAAAAAGAACAGCGCCACCGAGTAGAATATAATATCGGTAACAATGTAACTCTCTGTAAGTTTTGTCACTAAAGCAAAAGCCGCATCGAATCCAAGCGGATTGAAAAAAGTCCCAAGTATTAAACATACTTTTGCCAGCACATCTTTGTATTTTCTTACACTTCCTCTTGACATTACGCCATCCCATGTAATTACCTTTGTGTGAAAAATACTATTGTAAATATAAATATGGGATAAATAAAAAAGGGTGATGTTTCCATCACCCAATTTTAAGATTTTGCTTCTTTTGCCTCGGCAACAGATGCCTGATTATATGGTGTAATCAACTTTTTGATTGCACTTGCCGCCTTACGAGCAGCCGCTGCATCTTTCTTCTTTGTTGAATTATGTGCAACTGTAAACTCATTGAATAGATTTGTCAGTTGTGCATAAATTTCTTGCTTTGACATAAAACCTCCTTTGATAACCTATACAATTTCCGGTATCGGTAATTTTGCATCGGTTATATTTTGAATAAAAAACTTACGGATTAGTTCTCTCATTCCTGAAACTTTACTTGGTTTGTTAAAAACAACATCATGTAGTTTTTCAAATGATGAAATATCCGTAGGACTATATTGATCACCTAAAAAGAAATTCACCATTTCTTCCGGCGTCTGTGTTAAAAAACTTTCACTTCCGGCTATTGTTTTTCCGGACTTAATTACGCCACCGCCTTTGCCAGAATAATTTTTTATCAGATTGAAAATTCCTTTATCATGTCTCATTACATATTTTTGAATTTCAATCGGAACATCTTTATCTGTTTTCTTCAATACTTTGTAATCAAATGCAGCAACAACTGCACCCAATAAAAAGTTTCTATATGCAGATTTATATTTTGATTCACCCTTTGAATAATCGGGAGATGAATAAACAAATTGTGTCCAATTCAAATTATTAGATAACATAAAATCTACTTGAACGGGTTCACCTGTATTTCTACCGACTATCTCGTATGGTATAGATATTTGTGAAAACCCCCGTAGTGGTTGAGTTTCATATCCCATGACATTTAATTTATCTGACACCCAATTAAGTACATCACTTAACTTCAAACTGTTTGCAGAAGCAATTTGATCCATAGAAATACCAATATCCAAATCACCAGATAATTGATCAGCAGGTTTTTTCCCTGCACTTCCTAATATAAAACAATCGGTTCCAAACCCAATCAATCCCAATGGTTTCAAAACATCAGTTTCTATTTTCTTAACTGTTGGCATAACTTCACTTTGTTTTATACCAACTGCATCTGCAAATAAATTTCCACCTTCTAATAATATATCTTTTAATTTAATCATGTTTTTCAAAAATAATAAGTGTTATAGTTCTTCAACCGTGTTAATAATAATTATTTGTTATTTGTAAATTGTCTACTCAATTCGTCAATTCTTTGATGTAAGTCTCTGTCTTGACTTTCAATGTGTGGAAACATATTATCAATCCTTTGATGAAGATTTAAGTCTTCCTTTTCAAGAATTGAACGAAGTGAATCTACCCTAGAATCAATAACCCTTTTAATACTGTCAATCTCTTTTACGGTTCTATCAAGTTCTTTGGCTAATCTGTTAATTCTGAACATACCCGCAACTACAACTGTGATTAACACCACAACTGTAACCGCACATATACCCATTAAAAATGATGTAATATCCATAACTTTTCTCCTAAATTATGTCAAAGAACTATAACACTATTCTTTTTATTTTATCTCACAAGCACCACCGGCACAAGCAAGTTCACCTGATAAGTCTGTATTGTCATCCATTTCCACTATGTTTGACAAATCAACATCCTTCAAAGTTTCCATCAACTGATTATATTTTTCTTCGGTGATGTCCTCAAAAGGAGCTTGGGTATAACTGCCCCCATCATAGTTAAGAACAGAAAGTCCATTGTATGATTCCTTATTTTCCCACATCCAATTACCAACTGCATCCCATTCGTGTTCACGGATAGAAACTGTTGCAGAAATGTTATGTGTATTCATACCGGTTCTGTGTCCAGGTTTGATCCAATTATTATTAAACCACTTTACCCTTTCCAACAACTGCAATGGTGATTCAGTTCTCATAATAGCACCCTCTGGTGCCTTTTGTGGAACACCGATAACTGCGGTATCATGTGGACGGAAAAATTCATCCTCTATCAATTCTGGATGATTGATTGCAAGATATGAATAAATTGCCTCATTCTTACCAACACGAACACGGCGTAAATAGAAATCATTGTGCCATGCATGAATGCCGGATGAACAACCCAATGTCAATGATGATGTTCCAGCAGGTTTAATTGTTGTTGTTCTTGCACTGCGGTTGATACCAATGATACCGGCAATTCTTTCATTTTCTTCACGAGAAACTTTAGCAGATGCCTTCAGGTCCAACTTCTGAACTTTACCGGAACCAATGCCAGTCATACCAACACCTAGAAGTGCATCCTTTTCGGTTGTTCTTTGCCATATTGGGCGAAGATAATGGAAGTCTGTATATCCGGCTTGTAAAGTTCCGATGAAAGAAGCGGCACGAACTCTTGAATCCAAATCTTCTTGACCGTCTACATCAGAAACATTTACTTCACAAAGATTACAGAACTGGAATGGTCTAAGTGCAATCTCACAACAAGGATTTGTTCCCCAGTCTTTATCGTTTGAAAAGTAAATACCAGGTTCACCTGCATTGGATAATTCTATTTTCTTCCAAAGTGATTTGAAAAATTCTTCGGTTACTTTACTACGGAGAAGAACGGCAGAATTATTAGCTCTGCCTCTTTGAGGATTGAGTTCCCACCAATTTCCAAACTTACATGAAATCATATCGTCATCATCAGCAGAGAAAAGAGAAATAAGAGCGGCACGGCGAATACCACCTGCAAGAACTGCATCTGCAATATGACAAACAATATCGTGAACTTCAATAGATGAAAGTTGTTCACCATCTTGTTTCAAATCAAGTATTGCCCGAATCTTCTCAATACAGATACGAAGTGGTTCCGGACCTGGTGCCTTACCACCACTTGTAATCAGACGAGCACCTTTATGGCGAATATCTGAATAATCAAAACGAATAGATGAACCACCTGTAAAGTATGACTTCATCAATGCCTTAACTGCATCTGCCCAACCTTCGATTGAATCACTAATAAGAAATCTTCTTTCTTTACTCTTTGGTCTGTGGATTGCAGGTAGTTCTTCAACATGATGTTTCTGAACAGAATAACCAACACCAGTTCCACCAAGAAGAAGAAACATCACTTCACCAAATGCACGCCAGTCATCAATCGGCAAATAAGCACAGTTGTAAATTCTGTTAGGAGAAATCTCTATTGGTTTACCACCAAACTGCAATGAACGCATTGATGGTAAAACTTTTTTATCATACACAAATTTATAGACATTTTCAATATCGTCTTTTAATTGCGGGTATTTTCTTTGGTGCATTTCTTTGTTTCTAGTTACCAATTCTTCCCATGTTTCCCTACGATTTTTTTCTGGAATGAAACGAGCATATTTCATATAAACAGTAATTTCAGACAAGATGCGATTGCTAATGTCCATTTATTTCTCCATTGATTTTTTTATTGAAAACTTTGTTTTTTAGGTGTAAATTAAAACCATATACGAATAAGTATACGGTTTGAAATAAAAAAAGTAGGTTTTTTCAAAAATTATTTTTCCACTAAAATCCTTCTAATTCTTTGAATTTTTGTGAGAGTGCCTTCTTAACATTCACTTCACCTTTCATGGAAGTTGTAACACTTTGTCCCATGTCTGATGATGGTTCATATATCTCAATATGACCGGTCATTGTATTTATTTTACTTGGGAATGTCATACCATCTGGACCAAAACGATTTTTGATAATATGCCATCTGCCCGTTCCACCAACTTTGTCATTCAGTTTTCTCGAAAGAGACATAATGAAATCTGCAATCATAATCTTGTTGTATGATTCTGAAACTTTACCACCTTCGATAACATCATCTTCAAGAGCAGAACGATTCGCCTGTGATGCAGTCCAAATGGGTATTCCATAAGTTCCACCGATACCACGAAGATCCTCATAAATATCATTCAACTCTAATCGTTTATCACCAGCTTTTGACGGTCTAAGCAAATCTGCATAATCAACAATAACCAAATCGGGTTTTTTACCTTGACTAATACATTTTTCTATATGTGATGATACAGTTGTTATACTTGCAGTTTTAGTTGGGTAATACTTTACAATCAGGTCACCCTTGATAGTTTCCATTGTATCACGAATTTTTTCCTGTGCATGTTCTTCACCAAGATTTTGAAAAGCAATCTTTGTAAAGAATGCATCAAATCTGCGAGCAACATAGAACTGATTGAGTTCAAGTGTGTAATAAATAACTCTCTTTCCAGCTTTCACTGCATTAGCAGCAAGACTAACCAATCCCCAAGATTTACCACCGCCGGCAGGTGCAATGATAACGCCGAGTTCACCTTCAGCAAGTCCACCATTTGTAATATCATCAACAACATTCCAACCAGTAGATACACAAGTTCTTGCTCCTTCTTCATAACGAGCTGCAACATCAATTATGTAATCGTGACCAATATCTTTATCAGTTCCGGCTTTAAGTGCATTATCAACTTTCTTTTTTATCAAATCATACTTACCACTCTTGAGCAAATCAACAGACTCAATAATTGCAACTTTCATCTTTTGATTTTTACAAAATTCCAATGTAGTTAATTTAACATATTCAGCGTCTGTGCTATCTTTGTATTTTGCACTTTCTTTCAGTGAGTCTGCAATAGTGCTTTTCAAAACTTTATCTTCAACTTGTATCAATTCTGATTTGAATACTTCGGCAGTTGGTGCAGTTCTATACTTTTCATAATAGGACATTATTTTAGCAACAATCCAATTATTTGCCTGAGACTCAAAGTAAGTTGGTTCAATTATATCTGAAACTTGTTGTAAAAATATCCGATCGTTTAGAAGTGTTGTAATAACTTTTGTTTGAAATGTATGTCCGTATTGGGATAAATTATCCTGCATACTTATTCCTAATCGAATTTAATGTTGTAAAATTTTTCTTCAACCACTCGTCCCAATTCAATAAAACATTTTGTAGTTTATCTTCTACAAACAATTTATCTAACTCAATCTTATTTATTCCACCAATTTCACCATCAACTATATTACGAAGTGTAGATTTCGTTGATGATGGAATATCAACATCTTCAAGTTGCATTATACGATGATTGGTTTCCAACACTTTCAGATTTTGTTTTAGTTCTTGAATTGCCTTCGATTTGTTATCATACAATTTACAAAATTCTATGAACATTTCCAAATTTATTTTTCTTTTTTCTGATAATATAGGGAAATGTTTGAGAATTGATTTGTCACCAATACCTTTTATACCAGCAACATTATCACTCTTGTCACCAAGAATTGATTTGTATATGATGTAGTTCTCACACCATATACCAGTTTCTTCCAAAAGATTTTCTGGAGTATACATTTTCTTTTTAGTTGGCAAATAAACACCAACCCTATCTGAGACTAATTGTAAAAAGTCTCTATCGTTTGATAGGATAACACATTTTTCTTTGAAATAAGAAGAAAGGTAGGCAATCGCATCATCTGCTTCGATTTTATCAATGGAGAGTATTGTTAGTGGCAGATTTTGTAGGAATGAAAAAACACGAAACAGTTGATATTTGATAGATGATTGCTCATCATCAATATCCTCAAATCCTACTACACGGTTTAACCTTGATTTGATTGCCCTACCTTCCTTATAGTTTGAATAAATTTCTTTTCTTCTTTGTGAACCACCCTTACCATCAAAGACCACAACAACCCGCGTGGGATTAACCATACGGATTGTTGCTCCAAGAGACTTTAAGAAGCCAGAAAGACCACCAACATGAACACCATCTTCGTTTAATGTGGGAATGGCAGAAAAGGTGCGTATAAATAAATTCATCCCATCAACAATCAAAACCTTACTATCACGATGTAGGTTTCCTTGTTCAGCCTTTTCTGTTTCTATTTCTTGTAAAAGTCTTTGATATTTTTTATTCATTGTAACCAATTCCATATATTGTTTTATCAATACTAATATACGAAAATAATATGACATTGCAAAATAAAAAAAGAGAATCGGATGATTCTCTCTGTATAGTTCTTAATTGGCTATTAGTTAATAATCGTTTATTAAATATAATCATTTGCCGATATGCCTAATTGTGGAGCCATCTGACGTATTTGTTGTTCTATCTCTCTTGATTCTTGGGGTCCAGCATATTCTTCATAGTAAAGAACCAACCTTGCTAATTCCTCCACCATTTCAAAAAATGTATTACCTTTCATTTTTTTTATTTGTTGCTCTAATGATTTTATTTGCATTTGAGCATCTTTTGTGTCTTCCATATTCCTGCTGTATTCTTCTTCTTTACGGAAAATCACATAATCTGCAATCAATTCTTTTATAGTGACGGGTCGACCACCTGGCATTCCAGGAGGTATATTGCCAATAAGTGGATTTCCGAAAGGTGATTCATTCATTTTTTTGTTAAACTTTTCATGTATGGATCTTCCTTCTTGCACTAGATCCTTTAATTTTATTGACTTACCCATATTAAATACTCCAAAAAAAAAAATATGTATATGCTATAAGTATGGGGTAAAATAATTTTACCCCATAATTTTCTATACTTCATCTTGTAGTAATGGTTCGTTTGAAAGTGTTACATCATCAATTCTGGCTTCATCCAATTTCTTGTATTTCATAATCACCTTATCAGCAATTTCATCATATACTATATCGTATAATTCAGAATTACTCATAATCTTTTCAACAAATTCTTTGGATTGAAATTTGATAACTTCTCCAGAACGCTTGTCTGTCCATGAATACCAAGCACCAGATTGAGATACAAGGTTGTGTTCTTTCATAACAGTAAGCCAACTACTGTAATCATCAATTCCACTATCAAAGTAAACTTCATATTCACATTCACGAAGCGGTGGACCACAACGATTTTTAACTAACTTTGCCTTAACTCTCGAACCAACAATTTCATCACGACCTTCTTTCTTTGCCTTAATAGCACCGATTGAAGACAGACGAAGACGAACAGATGCATGGAAAGGAATACCTTTACCACCAGGTGTTGTCCAAGGATCAGAGAATGCTGGAGCATTAAGTTTCTGACGAAGTTGGTTTGTAATAATCAAACAAATTCTTTCTCTACCGATAAGATTTGTAATCTTTCTCATTGCCTTTGAAATGATAAGTGCCTTTGCCGTAGCATAACCGTCTTTATCAAAATCTGCAGCCATTTCTGTTTTAGTTGATGCACCGGCGATTGAATCAACTACAATAGTTACCAATCTGTCTTTATCGGATGAACGAACTTTGTCAATAATAACATCAACGGTTTCAAAAATATCTTCTACGGTTTCCAATGGAATGTATAACATATCCTTTAAGTTCAGACCGATTGCACTCAAATACTCGGTAGCAATAGCATTCTCGGTATCAATATAAACAGCAAGACCACCTTTCTTTTGTGTGTTGAGAAGGGCATGGGCTGCCAATAGAGATTTACCAGATTGTTCGAGACCTGTTATTTCAGATACACGACCAACAGGAAAACCACCATACTTACGATTAGAAATGGCCAAGTCCAACATGGTTGAGCCAGTTCCTACCCATTCTTTTACTATCGTAGGTGCATCACTATCACCTTCAAGAAAGTAAGCGGTCTTAATGTTTTGAGCTTTGAATTGTTTGTTTATAGTTTCGGCAATGACTCCACCGAGTTCATCGGATAAATCACTTTTTGATTTTGCCATAACTCACCCTTATTAAAATAGGTCATCAAATGTAACGCCAATATCATCAGCAGATGATGTGGGTTTCTCACTCTTTTCTTGTTTGTAATTCAAATCAGCTGCAGGTTCTTCTTGTGATGAAGTTCCCATCCAAGTTTGTAATTGAATTTTCAAATCATCATACGATGGTTCAGGAAACAATTCAGTAATCTGTGGTTGTGTCTTAATTTTTTCAAGAACATCCTGAGATTCTGTGATTGGGGTTTCTTTTGGTTTAACACGAATAGTTGTTTCTGCATAAGTTTTACCAGCTTCTTCTGGTGACTTAACGGTAACAACAATATCACGACCAGATTTAGGATCAGACAAATCACCGTAATCGGGATCAACAAAGAAAGCAAGTAGTTCTTCATAGACTTGTTTACCAAATCCCCAAAACTTAACACCTTCATTTTCTTGACCACGAATGATAACAGGTGCATAAACTCTCATTTTTGGTTCGAGTTTTCTACCCATTACCCAGTCTTCTTTATCGCCAGTTTGTTTCAACTTCTCAGCAAATTCAACGATTGGATCAGGACGGCCAAATGATACAGGTGAAAGAATAGAACGCTTACCGATATTGTAATGAAAATACAATTCGATGAAAGGGTTTTCTCTATTGTGAATGTAAGGGGCAATACGAATTTGGGTTTCGCCCGGATCGGGTTTCCAAATGTTTGATGTGCGATTGTTTGTGTTTTTCAAAGAGTTCAAACGGCTCTTGATTGCATCGAGGTTAATACTCATGCTGTTTCTCCAAATGTGTAATGAATAATGATTAAATGTTACTAAAAGAATGTTAGTCCTAATAGAACAATACTAATATACGAATTTAATGTTTAAT